GTTTGTATTCTCACGTTCAAATCTACGCACAAAATTAGCGAAATTCAATTTAATGCGCAATTCATCCTCGGTAATTAGCTGTTTTTCGTACAATTCTAATACTTCCGGACGTGTCAAATGTCGGTACGGCTCCAATTCTGCCAACACTAACATACGTTGCATTTGTATTGGGTCGTGTCTGTACTCCGTTTCGATAATCTGATTTTGTAGCGCATCCAATTCCCCCTCGCTTGCTCCGCTTTCTTTCGCCATCTTATAACGTTCTCGCAATTGGGTTGCATCAGACAAATAAAACTCGGTGCCATAATTGATTTTTGCCGAAATAAACATTGTTCCATAACGCAAACGGCAAACGGTTTCGTCAACGAACTTTTGCGCCGCCTCAAAGCCTTTTTTTACTCGGTTTAATACCGTGCTTTGGCTTTCAAAATTGGCTTTAATTTGCTGTTCATTTAATGCTTCACGGGTTGTTATTTCCTCGTTGGTACCAACAACCGCCGTAATTATGTTTGTACGCAACCGTTCTTCCTCGCTAACGTTATAATCCAAACTATTACGGTCAACGGTCAACATCTGAACCGGGTTGCGCAAATCCGGCTGTTTGTCGCCGTCCGGTACCGGAATTTCAATGAATGAACCAACCCCGACAATTCGTTTATCTCCGCATTTCGGGCAACGCATCAATAAACCCGCTTGGTCTAATTTATAATAGCCTTGTTTATCTTTCAAAAACCCGCCGTCGCAATAATCGCCGTTTTCGCCGTTCGTAAAATCGCAACTTTGTTCATATCCGGAATAAATCGGGTACGACCCGTACATATCCAAATTTTTCTTTGATAAATGATAAAAAAGGAACCAATCTAAACTTTCCAACTCGGTTGTTAACGGGGACGCCTTAACGTCCGGTTCTCTCAAACTCAATGGTTCGTTCCAAAAAAAACGTGCTGGGCAATATCCCAAATCGTGCGGGCTATCAATCAGCAATTCGCCAATATTGCCTTTTTCCTCGGTAAATACCCGGTATCGTTCATCGTCAATTACGGCAATACGGTTGTCGTCCTGCCGGAATATTATCCAACGCATAACGCCCGTTGTTTTGTCTGCCTTGTATGAAATAACGTGTTCTATTGGCAACCAATAAAAGTACGGTTGCGGGTAATTATCGCCGGGGGATTGCTCTTTTGGCAAATCAACAATTAATACGCTGTTAATTTCGGTTTTGAAATATTCCCATCCCTTTGTGCTCCAAATTTCGGGTTCTTCCAATACGTGTTGTCTGTAATACTCCCAATCGTCCCTTTGTTCGCTGTTCATAAACTGATAATTGAACGCCGGGTTACGACCGTCAAAAATGCGGCTCAACTTATCAANNNNACCTCGTTTGTCTTTACGGGGTAACGGAACAATGTTTTGAACACTTTGAATTTGTCTGCGGGTATAAGGTTTGAAACATAAGCCAAAAAATCGGTCACGGGTTGCGTAATGTATGGCGTCAACGCCTTTTCCGCATGAAATCGTATGCGGTTTTGGTGGTAAATCGCCCTATTTATCGCCGCTTTGTTCCGTGGCTCCGTTATCTGCTTTTTTATTTCTCTTATATCTAAGCCCATTTTCTTTGTCAAATTCAAATTTACTATTTTCCGGTAACTGCCAACCGCCGTTGTTTCGCATCCTCAACAATCTTTCGGCGTGCGTTACATCAAATTCACGTGTTGTTTTCAGTGTTGTACACTCCAACAAAACTTTCGTCGTTTTATCATTCGGCATTTCTCAAATCTGTTAATGGGTTGAAATCCTTCGGGGCTACAATTACCAAATCATCCGACCAATTGGGCAAAAACGACCATTGTACGTTGTTGCTGTCCGGTGCTTCCAATCCTCCCAATGTTTTATCAGAAAAGAACAAAGAACGAATTGGAATAGGATAATACGTTGTTGTTTTTGTTTCGTCCTGCAATGCGCCGATATTTCCGTTTTCGTCAAACAGATAAACGCCCAAATTTTGGGAATCGCTTTCGCACTGCAATTGCTTCAATGCTTTAATAATCTTTTGCGGAACTCTACGCAATACCGCCGTAAATGGGGTTGGCTCACGTCCTATTACTTCCTCAATACCTCCCAACGTTTCATTTCCGCCGCCAAATGTACGTGCCGCCCCTGCTTCTGCTGTTGGTGCTTGTACGTATGGGGTCAAAACAACTTTCGTGTCGTCGCCTGCCGATAACAACGCCGTCCATGACGCTTTAAGTTCTATTCCCGCCGCCGTGATAAATGAATTTCTTTCCCCGGTGCTTTTGTACAATCTTTGAAACGCTACTTTCTGAATCTGTCCGAAACTCTCGGCACACTTAACGTTCGGAATGTTTGGCAACGCTGCGGCTGCCGGGCATTTACAAATCGCCATACTCTTTAAATTTTTAACGTTAAAACTAAATTTATAATCTCCGGGGCTATCCCTTTGCCCCTTACTTTTTGCAAAGTTATAATATTTTCCGGTTAATTTCTTGCATATATGGAATTTATTGTTAGTTACGGCGTGTAATACCCTTACATGCGGCGTTGTATGGCTTAATATTACCGTCCGCCAATTCCTTTTCATAAATTCCGGTTAAACCGTCCTCCGGGTCGTCATGGGCATTTGCAGGAAAATCACGCAAAAACCCGGTCAAATGTTCGTGTATCTTTGGAAAACGTTGTTCCCATCCAATCGGCATTATTATTTGTGCATTTACCATCGCTGAATTTGTTATAATGCGGCTTTCCTTGTTTGCCCCTTGATAAAATGGTTCTGTTACTGCTTTTATCTTTTTCCTTATAACCTTTTCAAAGCCGGAACCGCCGTTGTTACTTTCAATCCATGCTTTTTGCGTTCCGCATCTGTTTATCATATCCGGGACGGTAACGGCTGTTATTTCCGTGTTTTCCTGCGTAAATACCATGTCAGTAATTAGCGCATACAAAATCGGTTCAAACCGTTTCTTTTGTTCGTTCCATGCCTCATTACCGGATTTGTAAATGTCATAACATGCCGAAAATGTAAAGTCGTCGCCCTCGTCGGCAACGTCGGTATAATTCCCGCTACGTACATACGTCCCCCATTCGGATTTGTCAACGTATGTTCGGAACGGGTTCCGGTACAATTTACCCTCGGCGTTTCCGGGGTTGCCTTGATACAAACATTGAAATTGTACGGGGTCTAACGCTCTTTGTCCCTCCAATTTTGCCCGGCTGTGTCGTCTATCCCATAACGCCGCCCCCGGTTCCCGTGGGTCAATCTCTGTTGGTTCCCCGGTTTTCAGTCCCTCAAAATTTATTCGTACCCATGCGCCCGCCGGAATGTCTTTTACATCATCCCAACTTTTAATGTCAATTACGGTTTCCCCGCTTTTTTCTATGCGCCCAATCAAATCATCATTATGCCAACGGGTAAACACAATTAATTCTTGGGAATCATTATGCAAACGGGTACGTACAACGGTCGTGTACCATTTCCACGCCGCATTACGTACAATCGGGCTGTTGCCCTCGGCATAATCTTTGTAAACGTCGTCCAAAATAGATACATCAACCGTTTTTGACGTCAACGAACCGCCACGACCGACAACACGCAACGAACCCTTATGCCCAACCATTTCTATGACGTCAGAATTTCGTAAATACGTGTTTGCCATCGTTACCACATTTAAACCATTCAAAAAGGTTTTCGGAAATATTTCCCGATATTTTGGGGTGTCAATTATTCTTTGTACGTCCCGGTTAAAATCCCTTGCAATTGTGGCGGCATACGAACCAATACAAATTTTTGTGTCCGGGTTCAATCCTAACATAAAAGCGGGTAATTTTCGGCTTGAACCCTCCGATTTTCCGTGCTGGGGCGGCATTTGCACAATCATTTTTTTTATTTCCCCGTGGGCGAACTTATCCAATAGCGTATAATAAACGACGTGGAACGGTTCCAAAGCCAAATCCGGTTGCATGTACCGGGCAAAGTTTATCAGCCTATGGCGTGCCGCCGCTTTTACTATCTCGCCGGGGTTGTTTTTCAATGCTGCATACATTTTAAGCAATTGTTCTTTATCCATTTTGTTTAATTCTTAAAAATAAACCATATATTTTTGTCTTACCCCCGTATTTTTTCTGACTTAAAAACCGGAAATCTTAAAAAACAACCAATTTATTGTTTCATTTTCCATTTGTCGCACGCTTTTCCCGAACGTATTATACTGCGATTTTCGACAAACGGGCATTTTAAACAAATTGGGTTCCCGTCCATATCCAAATTTGAATGGTCGTAATAATATTTACCCCAACCACAATTCCCGCACGTGTGTACGGGTTTCGGTTCATCTTTTTTCTTGATATTATTCTTTGTTGTTCGTACCATCGTCAATTACTCCTTCTTCTGCTAATTGTTTTTTATATTCTGCTGTTTGCAATTTATCGGCGACCGCAAACAATAGGTCGTCCGGGATTGCTGATACATCGTATTTCGGTGCATCGCCATTTATACTTTCTTTTATTCCCGGTATATCAACTTTTATTGGCGCATCAAATCCCAACATCTTTGCCCGGCGTTGCTGCACATTCAAAAGCAAATCCAAAAACCGGGGGTTTCCGGCGGACGTTTCCGTTGTGGTTTCCTCATACCCGTAATATTCCGGGTTGTCGCCATCCTCCAACACTTTACGGGGCTTTGCGTTCTGTCTGTTTTTCTCTCGCAATTTCCCGGTCTTTGAACGTTCCCACGCCTCCCACAATTCAACCTCCATTTTATCCAACTTTCGCAATTCCTGCGTAACGTAATCGTCTATATTTTCCATACGTTCACGTTTCCACTCAATTAGCAATTGTTGCATATCCCAATATACCATTTGTTTTGTTATGGTATAACCGACGCCACGCCGGGCGTTTTCCTCATTCAGTCTTTCCGAAATCTCCCTATACGTGTAACCACGTAAAAACAGATTTGAACAAAAAGCCAAATCAAACTCCCTTTGGTCTTTTGTTCGTTTGCACATTTTCGGGCGTCCGCCCCTTTGTCTTTTACTCGCTTCCATTTTTCAAACCTTTTTATAATGGCAAATCCATTTACTTTGCTTTCCTCTCAAACGTCGCTTTCCCTTTGCTTGTCATTTTCGGGGAATTTTCGTTTTAAGCGGGTTTCATTGCCTTGCTCCTTTCTTGGTTTCTTTCTAAACTTACGTTTCTTTTCCGGTATCTCAATACGGTGTATCTCAACACGTGCGCCAAAAGCCTTTGCCAACTTTCCGGCAACTTCTTTTACTTCTTCCGGTATATCATTTTGAGGCTTTCCCGACGCATCGGCGTTTATCTGTTTTAGCAATCCGGCGATTGCTGTTTTTTCCTCTTTGTCCGTTGTCGTCTTGAAACGCTGAATCAGATTTGCAATTGGTTGCGTTCTCATAAAGTCAGCACATTTAAAACGGTCTTTGCAAATATTGCAATCATCCGGGTAATTGTGTTTTGCATCCTGCGAACTCTTTTCGTCTGCCTTTCTGAATTCGTGCCATTCGTCACGGCGGGCGATTGCGTCCGAAAATACCGCCATTGCATCAATACAAACTTGTGCCAAAATAAATCTCTCATTTCCTTTTCTAAACCGTGCTTATTAATAAGTTCGGTTAGTTCTTGTTTAAAATCTTTTTTCATACGCTTAAACTTCTATATGTTCAATTTGTGGTAACTTCTTTATGTATTCCAACATCGCCGTTTTGCTTTCCTCGGTTTCGTCGGTTCTGTTTATTACCAACTGAATAACTTCCAAAAGATAATCGCTATCAATACACGCATTATCAACGTCGGTAATATTATACAATGGTTCCGTTATTTCCTTGACGGCTTTAAATGCTTCTTTTGTCAACTTTGCGGCTTTTTTGAATCTCATTTTTTCGCCCTTTTCAAAGCATTTGCCTAAATGGTTTAATTTATCATCAGCGTAAAAAACGCATGTATGTGCCATGTCCGCCAAAAGATACGCCGTATTTGTAAGGAACAACGCTTTTTTTCTTAATTCTTCTTTTTCTTCGTTTGTCATAGTCTTTTGTTAAAACGGTTCTCAAAATGTTTGTATTGTTCGGCGGTTTCCTGCTGCATATTACCGCAAACCGGGCTTTCCGGTTTGTTGTGTGGGTGTTTGCGCATAAATTCCGGGTTTTTCTCACGTCCTGCAATTTTAGTATATGCCATTTCCTGCAATTCCTTTTGGCTATACCCTAATAATGCCGCAATATGGAATAAAACAACGTTTACGTCCGCCAATTCGTCGATAATATCATGCGTTCCGGGATTAATTTCGTTTATTTCTCTTTGCGTTTTTTCCCTGCTTAAATATCTTTCAAACGCTTCAAACAATTCGTTGTATTCCTCGGCTAATTTTCCCAATCTTTTTTCTATATTCTTGCCGAAAAGTTTATTCATCTTTTCAAACAATCTCTTTTCGTCAAAGGTCAATCCGGCGGTATTGGCGTCTTTTTCTTCAAAATTAGCCATAAACGTTTGCATATCCATTTTGCCAAATTTTCCGTCCGGTGTCAATACAATAAAATTTCCCTCCGGTACGTCCAACATTACGCCGTTTTCGGTCGGGAATGAATAAACCGCCAAACCTCCGGGCGTTCTCGGAATCTGCATTATTCCGCCTCCGGTAAAAATCTGCAATTTTTCCCAATTATCACGCTTTACGGGTAATGCACGAACTTCTAACAATCGGCGGCAATAAATATCCCCGGCGGTTTCGTCCGGCATACCTAAATTTGTGCGCAACTCATTTGGCAAATTTCCCGCCCCTTTTTTGTATTCAACAAAGAATATTGCACCACGCAAAAGGTTTTGTTCTTTAATCGTCCTTACGTCTTTTATTCTTTTTCCGTATCTGCCTTGAACTGCATATATTGCGGCTTCAATTATTCTTTCCTCTTTGTCCGGGGCGTACATTTTAAGTTCAAAGTAATTTTCTTTCTCTGTAACTTCCGGTTCTGTTCCCGTTACATCTTCAATCATCAAAAACGTTTCCGCATCAAACGGAATAAAACTTCTTTTTTCCATATCCAATTAATAAACGGTTAATAATAAAACAATCAGTCCTCCGGAAATTGTGGCGTACAAATCTTTTTTATCAAATACGCCTCCGTGTTTTTTGTTGTAAACCTCACGCAATACGCCGGTTAAAATTACTGCTATCAATGCGATAATACGTGCAATCATTCCCGGAATCCCGATAAATGAAACCAAACGCAAAACCAACATTACAACAATCATTCCCGCTATAATATGCAATAATTTATCGTGCGGGATTGATACTATTAATTGAAATATCTTTTTCATCGCTTTTTTTCTGTTATGTTATACAATTTTCTGAAATATATTACTTTGTTATCGCTCCGGCTTGTTCTGTAACATTTAAGCCCAACCGCCGGACAATCGTCTTTATGGATAACGCAACATGCGCATCTACTCAAACATACAAATTTGCCAACCTTTTCAATCAGTTTATCAGACGGTTTAACCCATCTTTCCGCAATTATTACCATACCCCGGTAAACTGCACGTTCGCCGGGGTTATATTCACGCCCGGGTTCAAACGGATGTGGTTTCTTTATTCTCATTTTCTATCGAACTAACCAACAAATCCAAATTTTCCTCTGTTCCGGAAATTGAAATTCTTGCTTTCCCTGCTCCCATTACCGCCAATTCCGTAATTGTGCAATCATATTTGCCTGCGGATTTTTGAAACTTTGCCGCCTCATTTAATGGCAATATTTTTGTTATCTCTTTCATCGCTCACGTTTTTAGTATTTTACATTACAAAGTAAATAATTTCTTTTGGTTTTTATCCATATCAGCCGGAAACCAACGGAAAAACAAAGCAATTTAATTTCAATATCTAAATAAACGTCATGTCCTTTTACGCCCTCAACCATAACTCCGGGCGTCAAATAAAATTGCTTATACTTCCACAAACTTTGCAGATACAAATAAAACCCGATACGTCCAATATGGAATCCGATTGTTTTCATTTCTCTATCTGTTTTTTTATCTGTTCCCAACTCTTTTTGTCAATTACCATTTTCCGGGGGTATTGTATTATTTCGCCCTTGGTATATACGAGATTATAGATACCCAATTGCCCCTTAATTGGCATTTCAACAACACGTATTGGGTTGCGCATCATCCATCCGAAACCCTTTGTTATTTTTGCCCTCTTTTCCTTTGGAATCCGGGTGTTTTCCCAATCCTCCGGCGTAAACTCTTTTATCGGCTTCACGTCGTACAACTCAACCAATCCCAAAGTAACGCCGCTTTCCATTCCGGGATAAACCGGTTTTGCCGACGAACAAATAAGAACGTCGCCACGGTATGACGTTTTTTTGCTTCTAACTTCAATTGATTTTCGCCCGTAAACAACGCCGTTTTCGTCTTTGTATGCCGCCGTTACCAAATCATTTGCGTATGGCTGTTTGACGGTCAACGCACGCCAACGGTCGTGTTTTTCGGGGTCATATTCTTTGCTATTAAACTGCATAACTTTATTTTTTATCTTTCCCGGCGGGTTCCTTGTAATGGGCAAAACCAATTGGTCGTATCGGTTCCGGCTCCGGAACGGCTGCGTCCTCCTTATTGTATTCAAAAGAAACAATAACCGTTCGCCCCTTTGTCCGTAGCCCAATCAGCCGGGAACCCTCCGGGATTTGAATTTTAATTTCGTTCCTCATTCTCAAAATGGCAAATCATCTTTGTCTTGGTCGGGAATTGGCGGCGGCGGTGTTGGTGCGCCTCCCTGCTGCGTTGTTTGTCCGTCTTTCTTTGGCGACAACATCTCCATATTAAACCCGTAAACTTCTGTAATGTATCTTTTGACGCCGTTGTTGTCCTCATAACTGCGGGTTCTTATTTTCCCCTCAATATAAAGTTTATCGCCCTTTTTTACATACTCTTTTGCAACCTTTGCCAATCCATTTTGCAAAACAATATTGTGCCATTCGGTGCGCTCCGGTACTTCTGTACCATTTGCCGTTTTAAATGCTCTGTCAGTTGTCGCCAACGTGAATTGCGCAACCGAACCGCCGTTGTCGAAATCTTTATACTCCGGGTCTTTTCCGACGTTACCCATTAAAATAACTTTGTTTACACTCATAGAAATATAGCTTTAAAAATCCAACTTCCAATGCTCCATAACGTCCAAATGTATGACGCAACCGTTAACGCCACGAACGTATAAAATACAATTTTATATCCGGTTTGTTTTTTGATTTTCATCTACTTAAATTTTACACCATCCAACAAATATTCTTTTTTCATATCCGACCATCCGGCGGCATGATTTATCGCTTTCCGGTCGTCGTCGTAAACAAATCCAACTATCCAACCGCCGACGTTTGATTGTTTTATTAGTCTTACCAATTTACCGACGAAAAAAGAACGGTATCGGTAATATGCTGAATTTTCACTAACAAACAAAACCCGTCTTTCTGCATTTATTTCGGGCGGATTTTCGATTTGCGGGCGTTTCTCCCTTTCCGGGTACCTTTGTACCCTTTTAAAATCATTTTGGATTGAACGGCGGGAAATTGCCCCGTAATCGGGTGTTCTTTTTTTCGTCCTCATATTTTCAAACTTCTGTATTCGTTTTTAAGCAATTCAATAATCCGGACGTTGCCCGGATATATACGCATTTTCGTTTTATCCCCATTCTCCCAACATGAATGATGTTCAAAACATAGTATATTTATATTTCTTGCATCATGCGCCATTTCGGGAAACGCTCCACGGGTCAATATATGCGAACAATAAACGGCGGAATAATTCCGTAACGGCTTTAAACATTCTTCGCATCTGTGCGGCTTATGCTCCCAAACCCACCGGAAAAACCGTTGGTTGGCAACGGGAATGTCGCCACGTCCTAAAACGCAATTCCCGAACACTTCCCGTTGTAACTCAACACGCAACCGTATATCTAACCGAAAATTACGAATATCCAATAACGGTTCGTAACCACGTGCAACGCAATATTCATATTCGCAACGCTCGGTCAACAATATTGGCTCCATTACATATTGTCTGTATCGTCCGCCGGGTCTGCCATTTCCGGGAACATATCATTTTCATTTTCGTTGTCTGCATCATTTACATAAACTAACGGGTTGGGTTCCCCATCAGCCCCGAACAAATCCATTTGCGCCTTTTTGCCCTCAAACAGAAATTCGTAAACCTCGTTTTCAATATCGCAAACAATGTTTTCCAACTCTTCCTCAAAACCGAACGTTTCAACGTTATATTTCATTCGTGGGGTATTGATTGCTGTTTTCTGATTGTTTGATATGGTAAACAATCCGGTTAAAACGACGCCTACGTTATCATCTTGCCCGGACAAAGAAACGCCCCTAACCTCTATATTGTCCAAACATTCTTCCGCAAATTCGGCTGCAATATCTGTTTGTTTCTTTGTTGCTTTAAACTCCGGCGTTGCCATCATGGTTTTAAATGACATTATGTTGAATACACGTCCCATAATCGGGCGCAAATCATTAAACAAATGACGCAAATCCGGGTGTATGTCTTTTGCACTCAATACATGGTATTTGTTCGTGTAACTCTCATTTCCGACAACTTCCGTTACTTCATAATGTACGTCTAACCCGCCATCTTTCAATAACTTTACTTTCGATAATGAAAACTTTTCCTTTGTAGGAATCGGCATAACATTTTGTTTTTTTTCGCTCATAATTTTTAATCTTTATTGTTTCCCGGTTCCTCCGGGTCGGTTTCTTCTTGGAAATACTCGCACGGTTCATCATCAGTACAACGACCAGACAAACAACATACCGGATAATCCACGCAATCAATGCACATTTTTTTTTCTTCGTTCATAATTTAAAAGTCTGTTTCATTTAACAATTTTGCAACCTTGTTTTCCGGCTCTGCATCCGGTGCCAATTTCGGTTTCGGGTCGTGAACTAAAACTTCCCTTTTTACCTTTTTGGTCTTTGCGGGTTCCGGTTCCGGGTTTAACTTCAATTGTTCCGCCGGATATTCTTTTGGTTTCAGTTCTATAATACCATTTTCCACCAAAACCGGAATACAACGTTTGCAGGCTTTCACGTCCTCCAACGCATCATGCGCCGGGAATGTTTCGCCGGGGAAACACTTGTTGTAAAGTTCCTCCAATTTCGGATATTTGCCCGGACGTCCGTCTGCAAACAATGCGCCAACAAATTTAATTGTTTTCATCATCGTATCAATTCGTTTGCCCTTAAACAATGCGTCCTCCGCTTTTGCGTCGTAATATTCACGACCCATAATGCGCAATATCATTGCTTTTACAATTGACGTATCAAAGTAAATGTTGTGTCCTACCAACAAACGGGCTTTTTCGCAATCCTCCAAAAATTCGTCTATAATGTCAGCAAATGGGACGCCCTCGGCGTTTGCTCTCTCTGCTGTAATTCCGTGAACTTCTGTTGACGCTTCCGGTATTTCCCATCCCTCCGGCTTAATAATGTAGGAACGTTCCTTTTCGTTTACCGCCCATGCCAATTGCACAATATTTGGAAATTCCGCAAAATCAACGTCCCATTTTGCGCCCTTTGGGGGCAACCCGGTTGTTTCACAATCGAACGTCAAAACATCTTTCAAATCAAATTTTTGCATAACCTTAAATATTAAATCATTAATTACTGTTTTCGCTCTCATTGCGGTATTTATCCCGCTTTTTCTCCAACTCCAAAACGTCCCGGTTTTCGTCTATATACTTTTGGACGTCCCGGTTACAAAACGGTTTTCCATCCAACCAAAGCAAATGCCAATACGGTACGTTTTCCATCGGTTGCCCTTTAAATTTGCCTTGCGGCATCGGGGATTTATCGTTTAATTCCATACTAAAAAAATCTTTTTTGCCCGTCTTTATTGGGCGTTTGTTCAACATAATTTGCCCGTGTAATCCACACGCAACCGCATTTCAAACATTTAACCCGGCTATATCCGTGCGGCGTATATTGGTACCGGATAACCCGCCAATCTTTCAACGGGTAACATTTACGGGGTTGGTTACACTTGCAAAACATATTATTTTTTCTTTTTTAATCTTCTTGTTTCTTTTTTACGGGTATTATACCCGGTTTTAAATGCGGACAAATAAATAAAATCGCACGCATCAATAAACATTTCGCTTGTCTTGCATAATTTATATATTGGGCAATCCGTACATTTAAGCCGCCCGCTTGCCTCTCTCGCTTTCTTTTCCAACGGGCTTAATTCTGAATAATGCTTCATATTAAATGCTTCTTGGGTCGTCAATATACAAATTATAATTTTCTGCGGCAATCTGCTTTAAATGCTCAATGTGTTCTATTAATTCCGCATTGCTCAACTCCGGTATTTTACGCAACCGGGTTTCATATTCCCCGGTTTCAATATTCGGTATTTGCTCATACATAACCGGGGACAACTCACGCAATCGGCGTTCTGTCTGTTCATCTGTCAGACGTTCGCCCGCCTCCCATATTCCGGTTCTGAATGTTGGTACAACGTAATTGAAATAATAACCTTTCAAAGCCTCTGACGAACCGGGCGACGCTACAATAAAACGGGCGATTATGCGGCTACCTTTGTGCATTGCAAAGAATTGGTTCAACTCTCCAAAATACATTCGTAATTTGCCATCATTACCGATATTACCACTACTTGAAATTTCACGCCTTTTCATTTTTATACCTCCACATATAACCTTTATGATTTTTTCTTTCTCCTTTGCATACCTTACATATTGCAATTGGGGAAAATCCGTTTATTTTAGCTGCTTCATTAATACTATTGTACTCTTTTACAATAACTCCATTTTTCAGCTGTAACACTGGCTTGCTTATATCTCGTGCTGATAATTTTAATTTTGACAATGTTATCGGATTATTATTATTTTCTAATCTTGTTACCCATCTTAAATTATCAAGATTGTTATTTAAGGCATTGCCGTCTATATGGTCTATTTCGGGTAAATTATCCGGATTTGGTAAAAATGTTTCTGCCATTAATCTATGAATCATTTTATTTACTCTTTTCCCGGTATCTGTCATTATTACTACAAAATGATAACCCGACCTTAAAGCGGGTTTCATAACTTCTCCCTTAAACTCGGAAAATATTTCTCCTTTTTTGTTTATTAGATACCCAGAAACTCCGGGTATCTTTACGAATGATTTGTATTTACATTTATTTATCGGCTTCTTCATATTCCTCAATAATTAAATCCTGCTGTCCCCTTACAACACTTTCAATAAAACCTTGGAATCCCTCTTTTTTTGCCAAATCCAAAATTGCCTGCAATCTCTTTTGTCCCAAACTTTCGCCCCTCGCAATTCTGAATACCTTAACCGTTGGGTTACTTGCAATAATCAGTTTTGCGGCAACCTCCATTATTTGCGAATCTGAAACCTTTCCGGCGACAAATGGGACGTCATTCAATACCAACCCATCATCACTAAACGAAAGTCCGGAAATCGGCAATTTCGCCGACGAAATAAGTTTTTCACGCTCGGCGGATAATTCCGCAATTTCTGAATCCATCTTTTCCGCTTCTGCTTTTTTGTCGTCTGCTTGTTTTTTCTTTGAAAGATAATCGGCAACCTTTGCAGCCTTTTTGTTGTGTTCCTCGGCTTCTTTCAATTGTTTTTCTGTATCGAAATTATTCGGGTTCAAAGCCTCATAATCTGTTAACCATTTTTCGGCACTTGCTATTTTTCCCTCATAATCTTTCTTTTCTTCTTCAACGACCGAAACGGTTTGTTTATACGTCTTTTCGGCTTCTTCCATTGCTTTCTTTGCCGCCTCAATTGCTTTATTGTATGAATCTTTGGCGGCTGCCAAACGTCCCGGAATCTCTGCCAATCTCCCCTTTCTTTCTTCCATACGTAAACGCACGCCCTTTGCTTTCTCAACCAACTTTGCGTTTTCCTGCTGTTCTTTCATCAGTTCCGTAATGTCCTTTGGTTTGGCATACGTTTTCAAATCCTGCGTTGTCAATCCCTGCCCGGCTGCGTCTGATATGGATTTGTAAGTTTTCAAATCCCGGTTCACTCCGGTACGTTCTGTTTTAAGCCCGGCAACGGTTGTATCAATTTCGGCAATCCTTGTTCTTACTTCTTCCGGCAACAAAGACTTTACAACCTCAATTTGCTTTCTGCGTCCCTCGGCGGTTTCCGACCAACGGGAAAATTCCACGGCGTCAAAATCAGTATAACCGAAAATCTTTTGCAACATAGAAACGTTATCGCTTTTCATTCCGGTTGTCTTTGATTTAATTGATAACGTGCCACGTGGGTTTGCTTTTGTGAATTTCAATTCAACCTCGTATTCCTCGCCGTCGTCACCGACAATCATTTTTGCAAAACCTTTGCTTTCTCCATTCTTCAATACGGCGTCACGGTTCCCGGTCAACAAAGCCCCAATTGCTTTTAATACGGTTGATTTTCCCAACTCATTATCCCCGGTAATGAAATAAACGTTACCGTCAAAATCTGCGTTAAACTCTTTAATTACTTGGAAATTTACCAATTCTAATTTCTTTACTATCAT